AGATTCTCATCATTCGGTGAAGTGTCGAAAACAGATATGTTAAACATCTTGAAATAAGAAGTTAAGAAATCAATCACTTTTATTTTAGGCAATGTCTTGAATAAATCGATGTTTGTTGCTAAAACATCAACTGCATTGTTGTTTATTTTAGATTCATATTGATATGTAGCATATCTTTTAGAATTAAATGGCCCATATTTTCCATCATAATATTCGAACTCAATCCCGTAATATGCATTTGTCCAAGAAGTAGGCTGGTTGAATTGAACGTAAACATAAAACTCAACTTCATTATTAATGAAAAGAGAATCGTTTATTTGAATTTTATCAAAAAATTTTCCGTCTGCCAGATCTATTTGCTTTGTTGCTAGAACTTCGTTGTTTGACTTCCTTACTAGAGTAACGTTTATGCTTGAATTGTTTGAGCTGTTACCAGTAATCAATACATTTTCAAGTGCCATTTTAAAAGAAAAAAACTTGTCCCATTCATCTTCATTTCTTTGCTTTATTACTTTGAAACTATTATCTGAAATATTAGTTGTTCCAACGTATTTTTTTGGATCTGGAATGTCTCCTTCATTTCTGTCTCCGTACCAAGAAAGTCCACCGAATCCTTGTTTTAGATTCATCTTTTTAGCCTCATTTGAATACATGCTTTCTGAATTACACCATACGAACAAATCTTTGTACTCATCTCTTTCATCTAAAGGACAAATGACACTTAAATTATATTTCTTTTTAATTAATTCTATAATAGAACTGAATGACATACATGGCCTTAATTCATATGATTTTATTGTTCCGTTACTATCGGGCAAAACAGATGCGTCATAAGCCACATTGTCCTTTAATGCGCTAGTTATATTTGAATTAAATCCAAGAACTCTATTGCTAGAAATTAAAGGAACAAAATATGAAATATTTACACCATCAATTGTAGTGTTATTTGCTCCTTGAAGTAATCCGTAAACATTATTTGGTGTCCAATTTATTTTCAATCTTTCGGTAGCCAAGTCGCTAATTAAAGCATCTCCAATTCTATCCTTCAAGTTAGTCATTGAAGTTGCGAAGTTGCCAGTGAAATCAGTTGGAACATTATTTTTATATCTCAATTCCGAAAGTAAAATGAATCCAGTTAAATTTAGAACTCCATCTGTGTAAATCTTACATGGAAATTTATTCTCTGTATTTATTTTAATTACTTCCGTATCTCCAAAGAATCCAAATGCTGAACGATTTTTAGGTGTAGCTGGAAAAGTGAAACTCATTGAATATGGCGAGAAAATTTTACTTACATCTTGTAAATCCTTCTGAGTATATTTCATCGAAATACTCTCATCTTTATGAAGGTCAAGTTTAGTAAAATTTTCCCCGTCTATTGAAATAAAAACTTCTGTTATCATTATCTGATATTGTTTATTTTATTATTGGTTTCTTCAAACTTAATGTTGTAGTCAATAGCGTTTCGGTCATTTATTCTTGTCTTTCTTATGAAATCCGAATCAGTTATCACTACTGGTATCTGATAATGAGTTTTGTAATATCCTAATAATTCATTTGCAACTCCTTGATTATCCACCGTGATATTTGTATCGTCAGCAGTAATGTATGTGCTATCAACTGTAATCCCCGTCGTTGGATTAGTTTCGATGTCTCCTGCAAATTTAATCAAATAAACTTTAGGTGAGTAAATTAATTGCTCTACAATCGAAACCATTTCTTCGGTAAGCGAACCTGTATTTATAACATATTGTTGTGTTACGTCTAAATTATCACGCAATTTCGAATGAGTAAAGCTATTGTCTACCATTAATGGGTCACGGAATACTCTGTTTGACGTTTCCGATTCTATTTTTGTAGAAATTGTAGCCTTTCCATTAGGTGTAAACATTTCCCAAAGCCCTAATTTATTAAGAAATACAATCAAAAATGGGTCACGTGAGCATCTAGTCCAGTTATTTGGTGGAGAAACTTGCTGAATGTTAATCATATTTGCGCTTGTAGCTTCCGAAACAGTCCTTGTTAAATTGAAACTCTGACTGATATAGTTATGAATCAATGGATTGTACCATCTATTAGCATTATTTGGAGCGATTCCGTATGAATAAACTGCATTTTGCTCATAGTTCCAGTTATATCCTAGAGTTGCGAAAGCCGTCGTGTAGTTTTTCTGTACAGTTCCAGCTGTAGAAGTAACGTCTGCGACTATCTGCCAGAAAACTCCTTGCCCAGTTATAGCTGGATTTGTCAATTGATTGTAAGCGAAAGTTGGTTGGTTCGTATTTAAAGCGTTTGAAGGTGTAATTAAAAATGACTTAACTAAATCAGCGATTTGAAAATTAATATAATCATCATCTGCACTAACTTTGTCCTTCTTTAAAGTAAAGTTTGGTTTTCCAAGCGATTTATCTTGTTCGCCATTCCATACCCATAAATACACTGTTGCAGATTGAATAGACGAATCTTTCGCATCGTTTTGAATTCTTAAATGAATTGGCGAATTACAAAAAGTGATTTGGCTTTCACTATTTATTGGTGTTCTGCTTTCTATTGGTAAACTGTTCATTTAGTTGGTCGTTTATTTCTTTTACAATTATTTTAGTCGTAGCCATTGAGTTTTCCTTTACAGCTATTAACAAAGCGTTTTTATCTCCAGAATTTTCTCCTTTAGGATAGTTATATTTCCCGTAATACACTTGGGCCATCGTCAATTTAGTGTCAGGCTTTACCATGTAGTTGATAGAGTTTTTTAATTGCCCAGTATCAAATCGTGAAGTTTCTCTTGCTTCGTCATATATCTTTTCTCCAAGAATATTCAACTGTTTTTTGATTATCTTGTCTGCATCAATTTCTTCTTTAGTTTTGCGCTTCGCCATCTTTTCTTTTCTTTTGAGCCAAACTGATTAATGCTTTTATTCTATTTGTTGCCGTTCTTTTAACTGCCGAAAGAACTCTGCTCTGCGTCGCTCTGCCCTGTCTTGTCTTTCCTACTTCGTAAGTGTCTCCACCAAAGTTAGTATAAATTATTTTCCAAGCTACTCCATTTGGTATTAACTTTCTTGCTATTTTCTCCAGCTCCGAGTTGTCCCCGAATTGTCCGTAAAATAACTCACGGAATATAACTACCTCACGAACGTACGTGTATGAAATCGAACGCTTTAATGCTCCAGTATCAACGTGTGCTGTTCCTTTAGCCCTATTAACTACCTCTTGGGCAATTGCTCTTATTTCAACCTCACTTAACAACTAGTTCCTATATTTGGAATTGATAAATCAATACTGAATTGAACTCCGTCTAGATTCTCTCTGCTCCATTCTTTTAAGAACTCCAATTTAGAAATAGCATCAACTTCAATATTCAATGAATTGTTTTGTCTATCGAGAACGTTTATAAATCTTTCGGCAATCGAATGAGTTTCGTTTACGTTATCCAAATAATTCGTATCGTTTAACAATTTCGAATCAGTCTTTACTGGCCTTTTATCTCTTTGCTGTACGATAGTAATCTCGAATGAAACTACAATAACATCATTTTGAACTACACTATTCAGCATGTCGATATTCACTAAAGGATAAATATTTTCCTTGTTAGAATCTATCTGTAATGTAGGAACAATCGAAATGGTATTGACTAAATTATTTTTGTCAAATTCCGAGATAATCCAATTATTTAAAATACTAATTTCGTTCATTATTTCATTTGTTCAATTGTTCTTTTCCTTAAAAGATATTCCCCTTGAAAAAGGAATCTGTGCAGATCCCAGTTCACTACTTCGTCGAATTTAGTGAAGTCGCCTTGAGTTAATAGATAAATTATTTCTATGTAACCACCATAATGTTGGTTGAACTCTTGTCTTTCTATTGCTCCGTTTGTAATCTCTCCACCTACTGCCGTAATAGGTGGGTTGTAAATCCATTCATACTGCGCTTTTATTTCGGCAGCGCATTCGTAAAAAGTGCCAAGACGTATTCCACTTCAGCTAAAGAAACTTTTGTATAGTCTATCTTTTGCCAGAAGTATTTTTTCTTGGTTACTAATTTTAAAAAGTCAATAACGTCTCCATCTTTGACTAGAGTATCTGCGTCAATAAATTTAACGGCTTTCTCGAAATTCAAATCAACTTTAAATCTCAGCACTGGTTTCTTTTTAGATTCCAAGGCTTTAGAAAATCCTTCAATATCAGTTGTCTTGAAATACTTCACTACATTAGTAGCGACGTAAACCAAGTCAGTTTCCATTCCTTCAATCGCTTCTGTAAAAGCTATGAAGTCCAAATATTTAATATCGTTTTTACTTCTGTATTTCATTGTTTCTATTTCTGAAATTCATAAATCACTCTCAATTTATTAAAATCCAATTCCTCTTCACCGAATAATTCTCTGAAAGTTTCTTCAGATTCTAATTCATCGGCTTCAATCTTTCTAAATTCTCTATTCAAGAATGGAAAGAATCTATTCAGATGCTCTTTAGTGTGCGACTTCCCAAGGTCTTTCATTGGAATAAATTTTTTGCTTTTTGCCATAGTTTTAAAATTATCTGTAAATATATAAAAAAAATTATAGAATCTGTGCAATATTCTCATTTATAATATGAGTGAACGCATAACCCCAGGCATCTATGGCGTGATTGTTATCATCAAACGGTTGGTCTTGATTCTTGTCGGACCATCTGTAGTTGTTCATTTCGTTCTGTAGATTAATGCTGTCCTTGTCTATGATAATTTCATAGTCTAAAGCTAGATTTATCCTGTCTTTTATTTTCGGCTTCTTACACGCCTTTATATTCAGCCCCTTATTGTACAAATCTTTAATGAACATTGCAGCTGCACTATCGCACCAAATTCTAGTGAATCCAACTTCGTCTTTTATGACGTTATAGATCTGAGTTGCGGTCTGATTCGTTTTATAGAAAACCTCTTTTAAATAAATTTTCTTTTCGTTTTTATCCACGAACACTTTGACGCATGCCGTCGGGTGAGTGAATCCTTGGTCCATTCCGTAAACGGCTCCATATTCGCTTTCGTAAAATTCGCCAATAGTGTAGTCGAAAATAACACCTTCTGCCGAATCTCTAAAACCACCAAGAATTGTGCTTTTGTATTCCTTGTATTCTCGGATTACTTTTTTAGGAAGGAAGGGCTGCTCATCTTTATCGGTTGCCAAATAGCTTTCATATACTAATCTCAAACGCTCATATTCAAACCAGTTATGTGGTGCCATATTTTCTTGGCCATTATCTAGGTAAGTCGTATGGATATAAAGTACATTATCAATTATTCCATTGAATCCATCTGGAACTCCTTGGAACAACTCATTATAAAGCCAGTGTTTTTTTGTAGGTGGGTTGAAGCAGAGAATCGAAAGACACTGAACGTCGGTTGCTCTCATCGAACGTTTTATTTTTATCCACTCTTCATAGCTTGTAAGTTCCTCAGCCTCATCCGTTATAAAAATCGAATAATCCTCAAGTGATTTTAGCTTCGCAGTTTGAGTTCCTACTGAAGTCTTTTGCCCCGTTATAGAAATCTTGCCTATTGAATCCCGAACCGTGTAATTGTTATTAGCGAAATTATAAAGGTTGTCAATTCCTAATAATTTCAAACGATTATCTAGTGCGGCAGTAATCGAGTTATCTGTTGAGGACATCGTCTGTCTAGTGAATAGCACTCGATGATTATACTGCGCAGTCGCTAATCCGACGAAACAACCTAAAGCAAAAGACTTTCCCGAATCACGACCACCAGACAAGCAAACTGTATCGACTTTTTTTAAAGCCGAATCAGTTTCTAGCAGTAAATTAAATAAAGGTTCGTATTTATCTGAAAATTTAACCTCTTCCATAATGTTCCATACATCTGTAGAAATTATTTTCTGAATCAATCCAGATCGATTTACATTTTAAGATTTCTATTTCGGAACCATAAACATTTCTATAAAATGTTAATTTAGTTGGGTAAATAAATTTTGTAAATCCTATAAATTTCATAATTAAAAATTTGTAGCGTAGCGTGGAATCGAACCACCCCACTGGTTTATGAGACCAGAATGCAACCTTTACACCTTAACGCAATATGCAAAAGACCTTCCCTGGTACGCTGTTCTTATGGGTAGCGTGGAAGGTACTGTTTTACTTTGTTTTCTTAATGAAAACTATATTCGGTCTGTCTGGGTTGATATTCGTTTGCTCTATTATCTGTTTCGGCATTCCGAATCTATATTGAAGCCAAGTTTTTATTGCCGTTGTATCTCTAGCCCTAACCAATTTTGCTAAAGATTGCCAAACTTCTTCTGGAACCATAACTGCATCCATTTGCTCGATTACTTTTATTTCATCAGCTTTTGGTCGCCTTCCTGCTCCTTCTCTAGCACCCCCATTATTTTTTCTTCCATCTTCCATATTGAAAATAATTGTTTATTCAATTAGCAAATATAGAAAAAATTATTTTAATAGCTTACCGATTGAGCCAAGTTCTTTTATAACATCTGGATTGTTATCGTAATGAATTGAGATGCCCAGATCTAAAATCTTTTGAACTTTAGCTTTATTTGAGCCAGTAGCATAAACGTTGCTTGGATTAATTCCTAAATCTTTTGCTTTCGAACTCATTCCGTCGATATGTCCTCGCGCAGATATTATATAAATCATTGCTTTATTTATTAATGAGCGTGCTAAATCAGATCCAGCTTTCGTGCTCAAGACACCGTCGTAATCGAAAGAAACTTTCTCTTTTGCCATCTTAATATTTGAAGCGCAAACTGCTAATCGTTGTTGTTCATTAGGATATTCCGAAAGCATAACTTCATCTGACATGCATCGCTCTATAAAGTCAACATGTTCTTCACCGAATTTTGGTACTGGTATTGGCATAATTTAAAATTTTAAAAATGATTCAGCTATCGTAAACATCTGCTGCATTAAAAATGCTTCTTGAATATTTCTAGGTGGATTTATTTTTACCTGTATATTTTTAACATGATGAATGTAACATTGAATAACTGAAATCATTTGTAGTTGGTTCATTATTTATGTTTTTGATTGTAAAGTGTAGTTTCAACGCCTTTATCGAATTGCTTTTTTAATTGTTCTTGCTCGAACTCTAGTTCATCTTCAAGCATTTCGATTACTTGCTCGTAACTATATTCAGCTGCTGAATCTTTTTTAATCCTTCTGATTACGTTTTCTATTGCTGTCATATCTCATTTGTTTTTAAATTGTTTCTGTTACAATTATTAATACATCTTTACAATGTATGTTTTTATTCGCCCAAGATTTTAGCTTAATCTCCGCATTTTCTATCGAATCAGCCTTTATTAGCTTGTAAATCTCTATCCAAACTACATTTGGTCGGTATCTTATCAATCCTAAATAAAATTCTATGTCTTATTTGTTTTTAAATTTAGCAATAACTTCATCAAACTTTTTACCGCTTTGAGGAAATGGATTCCCAATATTATCAATAGCCCAATTAACCATTTCGTTAGCTACAAGTTCAACTTCTTCCTCACTAAACTTATTCTTGTCTTGTTCTTGTTGCCATTTAGCACCAAACTCTACCCCTTCTCTCCATATTTTATCATAATCTGATTCGTGATATCCGTTTTTATTCATAGCTTCTTCAAGTATTTCTTGTTTCATATCTCATATTCCGTTTTACGATTTACACTAATTCCATTTGGTTTCATCTGGAGCATATGTTTTATCTCCAAATAATTTAAAAATAATTCTTTCGAATCTCATGCCTATCTCAATAATGAATAACTCAATCGACAATCTCATGTTCATGGATTTTAAATGATTCGATAAATATACTCAATATTTTGATTTCGTCCAAGGTTAAATCCTTGAATAGTTTTCCGTTAACGGTCCAGCGACCATTTTTAATTTTGATATTCATTTTCATTACAAGTCTTGAATTAATTTAGATAATAATAATTTTCTTTGGCTCCATTCTATTCTTTCATCTGAGCTAATTTGCCCAAAAGTTCCTAGATCTGATTCAATTTGACAAATTCTTTTATAAGTTTTGTCGATTAAAATCGCTCGCATCTTAATTGAATCGACTAAAGCCGTCAATTCATCATCGTTAAAAGTGTCTTTGATGTAATCCTCAAGAACTTCTATTTCAGTTCTTTTATCAGTTTCAGGTTTTTCTAATTTATCGAAGTAACCTGGTTCGTTGTTGTGAGTGTCTATCATAATTCTGTTGCTTCTTTGATTAGTTGTTTTGCTTTTTTCAATTTAACTCCTCCTATGGAGTCTTCTGAATACTCTTTATAAAATAATTTGATAATACTATTTAACATCTCCAACATTTCAGGTGCTTTTGATATTAGTAATGCGTTAGCCATGATACTTTCAGGTCTTTGGTCGTGTGAAACATTTATTACAATTATGTTTCTACCATATTGTTTGTCATCATCTGGCCCGTGTAAAACTACACTTGGAAAAAACTTTCCATTTCCCTCTTTGTCCCATCCATTAATTACTCTCCACGTACCTTTTGTTCCTTTGAATTCCATAATACTAATATCTAAAAATTATTTGTAATAAAAAATACATTGCCGAAAAGAATGCGAATGCGATTTGGTACTCTGATTTTTGAAGAAATTTTTTCATCTGATTAATTTTTTATGGTTTCTATGGGACAAATATAAAACATATATTTTAATAAAAAAAACTTTTGTTTAATTATTTTAAATATGGTTCAACTTTGCTGAAATCGAAAACCTCTCGAATATTAGTTTCAATCCATAAAACTTCACACCACCAACCGTTGTCATTATAGATTGACCAAAGTCTGAATTCCTTTCCATTTTTAGCGAAGTAAGTTTTCAAAGTCTTGTATTGTTTTGATTACGTGATATTCATATCCGAGTTCTTGGACTGCTTCTTGAAAAGCGACTTGAATTTCTTGCTGATTATTTTTACCAACTTTAAATTCGCAAAATATGATTCTGCCTTTAAAAACTAGAATCGTATCGGAACAACCTAAACAAACAGGAACGTCTTTTCTTTTACGTGCCAGCTCGTTCGGTACTGGTATAATTATACCTAATCCTTTTCTAGTAATATTGTTTCTGAAAAAAGATATACAGCTGATTTGTAGTTGATGTTCCGTCATAATTAAAATGGTATATCTGATTCGACTTCTGTTTTTTCTTCTGTAACATATTCGATGAATCTCATCGTGTGATTCCTTCCTTGATTAAATTCGATTTTGTAATATTTTCCAAAACCTTCTAGCCATTGAGTGAATTTCTTTTGCGATAGCCATTTCTTGTAGTCTTGGTATTCGTTGCAGAATTTCGTAAACAGCTCCGCTTTATCAAGTCTGATATTCATCGGCATATTTTCCAAATCTTGGCTCCATTCGTAAAATTCAAATGACGTTTCTTTGATGAACTTTCTTACTTCGAGATTATTAAAATCGTGTTTTACCAATCCATTTTTAAGATAGTACTGAACGCAGTTAATCATAAAGTTGTCGAACTTTAGCCATTCGGATTCCGACCAGTCAGAGAAAAGCATATGCCCGAACTCATCAAGCGGTGTATGTTTATAACTAAAATATGAGCTCATTTCTATCTCAAATTTTCTTCTCTCGAAAGAACCACCTACACCTCCGAGAGTATAATTTGTAGTGATTAGAATCTTTGGAGATTTCTCTACTGGTAACGTAATTGGTGTCTGCCCTTTATACGTTATTATTATTCCTTCCGTAATTAATGAGAATAAATCCTCAAATTTAAAATTCTTTTTCACGTCATCGAAAACTAGCAGTTGAGTATCGGGTGTAGCTATCTGATATGCGAAATCTGAATCTGGTTTAAATTGTTTTCCGTCGATTCGAGAAACCTTGCGCATATTTTTTAAAGCGTTCCAAAATAATCCCTTACCAGATCCACCATTTGGATTCTCTGAAATAGTTTCGTCGTTAAAAACAATCGCTTTATTATTCGCCGAAGTCTTAAAAGAATGAAGCAGGTACCCAATTACTGATTTAAAAGAATTGTACTTTAGTACGTCCTGGCCCGAAATTAACCAAATGAACTTTCTAAATACAGCCTCGTGGTGGTCTGCGGTTTTGAATTCTCTGTCAATTATTTGTTTTTTCCAAACTAATCCATCAACGTCGATGTAGTCAATAGTTTTTACTGAATCCTTCTTGATATTTACAACGCAGTTTTTATAGTAAAGGAAGCAGTCAGAAGCAGTGTCCTCTTTTATTTTTACTTCAGTAGTCGATAGCATCGAAAGAAACTCTTGTTTAAAATATCCAGTATTCGAAGCCATAAAATCATATGGGCCATATCCGATATTCTCACGCTCTAGAATATTGCTCAAGACGTAATCTTTAATCAGCTTGTCGCTTGTTTCCTCAATCATATTCTGCTCCTTCTTAATAAAAGTGAACGTGTTTGAGTTTTCGCTTGGATAGTATTTAAAGAAATTGTTTTGCTCTAGCCAGAATTTAAACTTATGCGTTGAAAGCATTATTTTTCCCTTGTCAGTATAATACCAAAACTCATCAACGTCGATATTCTCTTTCAGTAACGAAATATCAATTCCATCGAATTGTTCTTCAAGTTCTTTTTTCGTTTTTCCTGAGCGAATTAATTTCTCGATTTTCTCTTTCTTTACGTTATCCTCAAAATGTTTAGTTCCTGGAGGTGTATTTTTTTTGTAAGATGATTTGACTATTGACGAAATCTCTTTATCCTTCCCACCAGAATCGAACTTCAAGCATTCGTGAAGTGCGTCATCTTTCGAGATTCCGAAATCATAAAATGCAGAGGCTAAAATATAGAGATTCGTGTTCTTTTTTCCGATAGTCATGCCATATTTCTTTTCCCACCAAACTAGTAACTTTTCGATAATTTGATTGTCTGAAGTCATTCTCACTATCGGTTCTGTTGTTCCGACGTTTTCGATGTTAGGCTCTTCCATTTCAATCCATACGGATGAATCTGGATTTACATACATATCGGGGTCGTAAGATTCGAAGCAGAAACGAGAAACATCAGATCCAGACTTGTCCCAACTATGATGATTAAAATGCTTTTCTAAAGCCTCAAAATATGCTCGATGATTTGCGGGCACTGCTGGTATTTTAACTAGAACCTTTATGCCTTTTCCACTTGGAGAAATCCAAGCTGCGTAAACGAACTCATCGGAGCTGATTGAATCTCTCAACTCGATAGCTTCTTCAATAGAATTTAATTTGTCGAAATCTAGAGTAATAAATCCAGAGTGCTGAATTAATCCCGAAGCCGAACGAGTTTTGAATTTACCATTAAAACAAGTTCCTGGAAGTAGAGATTTATTTTTGTTATAATCCTCATCGCTCATAGATCTGAGTTGTTCGATAAAATCTTTAGAATTTCCATTTTTAATCCTATTTAAAACATAATCTATTGATTTATGAAAAGGATTGTTTGGGTCTTTTACTGATTTAAAAATTGATACTGTCATATTTTTTTATAAGTAAAGCCCCCGAGATAGTCCAGTGGTAGGTGGTACTATGTCAGAGGCTTTTAATTTTTTAAATATTGGCTACCACTCCAATAATTTTTACAAATATATAAATTATTTTTTAATACCCCAATAAATAAAGTCTAAATATTCAGAAATTTTTTTTAGTCTTTTATTATCATTTTGATATACTAATAATCTTTTTCTTTCAATATCTAATTCCTCTAATGTTTTTGGTTTTATATATTTTTTTTTAGACATTCAAATTAAACTTAAATGGTTTACCAATTAATAAATTTTTTGTTTGTTCAATATTATTTTCATATATATGGGCATTTCCAATAAAAAAAGTAATGTTATTTAATGGCAAATTAATAAATGAACTAATGACATATATTTGATAAAGATCAGATGGTAATCCTAAATTACAATCTGCTGATCTTTGATAAACAGTAATATTTATTTTATTATTTACAATTTGAAATTGCATCAAACTTAAACATGGTAATTGATTTGTTTCAGCTAATGTGTTACCAATAAATAAAACATAATTTTTTGAAGGTTTTAATGTATTAATTTTATTTATCAATTTAGGTAGATCTTTAAAATAAGTAGGATAAGAATTAATTAATTCAGGTTTACAATAATCCCACCATGTTATTCCCTTCTTATTATATTCATTTACATTAGTAATACCATCAAAATATAATTTTAACTCATCTTGTAGCTTTGTTTTTGCAATTGGGTGAACACTAAATAAATGTTCTAATTGTTTTTTATTAAAACTTAACTTTTGATTAATTAATCCATAGCTATTAGCTTTTTTAGCTGATTGTAATTTTCCTTTAATTACAATTTTATTTAGTAATTTGTAATATTTGTTTAATTCCATTTTCTTTAATTTTTTAAAATAAATCCTCTTGAGTCATGTGTTCTATTAAATTCAAATTTATAGCCATTTTTAATAGCATATTTTTGTATTTGAATTGTAAACATCTTCTTTGAGATGCTATTGTCTCCATTCTCTAAATATGCTTTTGTCAAGCAATATCGAATGTTAGGTTCAAACTTTAATTGTTTTTTGTTTCCAATTAAAGAATTTATCTCAAATGATGTATTATCATACCAATCATTTGCAAATAAATTACAGGTCTTTTTTCGTAAAATTTGTTTAATTCTATTTTCCATGGTGTAAATGTACTAAATGTTTTTGTGATTATTCACATAAATCACGCACTTTTTTTAAAAAACTTAATAAAATAAGGTGTTTTATTTTTTATATGACGTATGTCGTATTTTTTTAAATGCCGCACTCAAAAAAAAAATTATTGTTTTTCGTTTTTTTTACACAACAGACTTTGCAAATTATTAATTCGATACGACACGAAAAATACTTAAACCGTTTATTTACAAGCATTTAACTTTTTTTAGTGATTTTGGATAAAACACGCTTTCAGCTTTTCCTTTATCTTTTCTAGCAAATATTTGTAAGTTCTTGGAACTCCTTCACCTAACATGTTCACATATCCATAGTTCTTTTTTAAATATTCCATAATTTTAGGCTCTAGAGTTCCATTTTTAATTCGGCTTTCGTAAATAGTAACTGGGACACGATTCAATTTCCATAAATCGATGTACTTTTCGATTATTATTTTAAAGTAATCGTTTTTTGAATTTGTAGTTCTCTTTACGAATTCAGCAATTTTCCTTCCATTAGGCATAGGAATCGTGTTTAATGCGGTCGTCGTCATCTGAACTCTTTCATTCTCTTGCTCCTCACCTATTCCACCAATCGGTATTCTAATCTGCGGTTGATTCTTATGTCCGCAGTCTGGGCAATTATCCGAGTTCTGTCCAATCCAATTATATCCGCATTTTTCGCATTGAATTAAAAGTTCTTTTTTCTTTTTTTCTGGAATTAATCCATTAAAAAATATTTCTCGCCAATCTATTTCGTCTGACCATTTACCTAATCGTGAAACATTTCCACCCAGATCTATGACTATGAAATTATCCTTAAAAATTAAATCCGAAGTTCTAGCACCACGACCAACTATTTGATGCCATAAAGATAGAGATTTCGTCGGGCGGTTTATAATTATACACTCCACTTCTTTTACGTCAAACCCAGTTGTAAATGTACCAGTGGAAACTAATATTGCGCCGTCTGTATTTTTAAACCATTCGACTACTTTTATGCGTTCGCTAGAATCGTTGTTTACAGAGTCATATGATTTAATCTGATAATCCTTAAAGGTATTAACTAGAGAAAGATTCTGTTTTGTAGAAGCAGTGAAAATCATTGTCTTTTTTCCTTTTGCCTTTTCTTCGTATTCCTGTAAAACATTATCATCGTGCTTTACTGATTCCTCAGCAATTTCGTTTTCGTCGAAATCGTCATCGCCTTTAGCTTTTAGTTCAGAATAATAATCGTATGAGAAAATCACCTCATCTACAAGGCTACCTTCTTCAATTAGTTTTTTTATAGGAATCCCAGTGATAATGTTATCATAAGTTTGGCTCATAGTTACTGGAGCACCCCATTTATCTACATGCTCATTGTAGCAGCATATTTCTCTAGTGTCATATTTAGCACCGCAGTAATTACATTTATAATAAGTTACTCTTTTATTTATAATTGGTGTTGCCGTAAATCCTACACGCTTACAATCAGAAAATAAATCGAATGTTTTTAAATGTATTTGCTCGTGAGCCTCATCAATTACCATTAGCCCAATATCTAAAGACGTTTTTCGGCTCCATATAGTTTGTGTCATTCCTACATAGACATCTGTTTTGAAATCATTTTTAGATTTAGCTGTAATTTTCTCATTCAGAATACCAAATTTAGCAAGAGTTTGTGACGTTTGATTTACTAATTCATCACGATGAACCGATACTAGCACCTTTTTATTAGGATTTAAAGAAATCCACTGACGAATAAATTCAGACATTATCACTGTTTTACCAGATCCAGTAGCAGACTGACAAAGAACCGAATTAAATTCATTCAAATTAACGAATAAAGATTGAATCATTTCGGTCTGGTAGTATCTTAAAATCATTATTCTGAAAATTTAAAATCAATTCCTTTTCTCAATAAATAGTACATTTGAGAAGGCTTCATGTTATTAGAATATGCAGCATGTTTTACTGAATCATATTTTTCAAAGTCAATTTTTCTTATTATAGATTTTTTTTCTTTTTTAATATAGGTATATTTCTGAAATCTTTTTCCATCTATTAAAATACTCATTTCTTTGAAATCCTCATTAGTCCATTTTGGCCTTGGTTTATTCAAAAGCCTATGATTTTTTATACCAGCTTTTCTAAATTTTTCGCTTATTTCTGAATTTGTCATAATATTTTTTTAAGGTTACAGCCTTATTTTAATTGATATTTTTAAGGTTATAGCCTTATTATTTCTTTTTTATGATTCTGTGAACTGTAGCTTCGATAGTCTTATTGTCTTTATTCCAAGCCTCAACTATTTGTGAAAGTGCTACTTTCGAAGGTAGTTTCTGAAGCGAAATAAATTTTATCAATTTAGAATACTCATTTAAAATCTGAAGTGTTTCTTCTTGCCCATTTCCAAAGACAATATTATAATCTCTTTCGGCCAATGGCGCAATCTCTTTAATTAGAGAATTCATTTGCTGTTTTAATCGCTGTTTATTGTAATGAGTTCCTTGCAGTTCTTCTAGATTCTCTAATAATAATTGAAGTAAAACAACCGATTCTAATAATACCAATAAATTACTTTCTGACTTTTCCATTTTTTATAATTTTTCTGTATAAATTATTTACTCTTTCTGAATTAATTCCTCTTTTATAATAAAATTTCAATACCTTAATTATTCGTTGCTCGTGTGTCATTTTTTTCGATTTGTTTAATTGCAAAATTTGCATAGTCAATAATTTTTTTAAAGTCACTCAGATCTTGGTCTTTTTTTCTCCAGTTATATTTGTCGATATTGAAACGGCAACAAGCCAAAATTTCTTCTTTCGTCATATTCGCTTCCGAACGTTCAAAAGTATCTATTCCAATTTGATATTGCTCAGGCTTTTCTGAAGCAGGAGCATCGAACATTTTTTTCCAATAATAATATCCTTCTTTGGTAGTATTCCAATTAAATGCGTCAGTTAATTCGTCGCTAGTAATTTCATAAATAGTTTGGTTTGCGTTTTGTCTGTAAGTTTCTGCGTTGAATCTTACATCTTTAGGTAGTTGGCTAATTTTCATAATTCATTTTTGATTCAAATATTAAAAATTCATCTTTTTTCACGTATTTTTTAAAAGCCATTATCATATTGACTTTATCTTTACCATAACATTTTGCTTTTCCTATAATAGCATCTGGGAATAATTCTAATTGTTCTATCCTATTCCTAATTTCTCTTGGGTAGGTTCCCAAAATGTAGCTTATTTCTACAGGGTTGTAATACTTTTTTTCTGTTTCCATATATTTTAAATTTTGATTCGACAAAGATATATTTAAAAAAAAGAAACAAAAAATTTTTTTAATAAAACTTTTGTTATATATTTGTCAAAAATTAAACCAATAACAATATGGAATTAGAGAAAAAAATACATGACGCATTAATTAGTCACGTTGGTGGAAACGCTAAAGACGTAAAAGGTATCAGCGGAACTCAGCTGACTAAAATGAAGCAAGGTAAATCTGGAATCAGTACTAAAAAATTAAAGGAAGTATTAAAAGCCAACGGAATGATTGGAAAACTAGAACTAGATTCAAACGGCTTGAAAATTATTATTAACCTATTTTAAATCAGAAAAAAAATGGAAACTAAAACAGATTGGAGAAAATTCAGAAAATCAACGCATTTAGCATCGGCAGATCTCGACGCAATGGAAACGGATGGAAAAGCACTAATTTTTACTATTAAGGAAGTAAAATTCGAAACTGGTGTAGACGTTTCTGGTACCAAAATGGACGGCGTGTTTTGCTACTTTGTAGAGCCGATAAAACCTTTAAAGCTAAATTCTACTAATAACAAAATTTTAGCTGGATTTGCGAAGAAAAACGGGCTAATTGGAAAAGAATGTCATATCATAGAGAATTGGAAAGGTATGCGAATCGAGTTATTTGTCGACCATAACGTGAAAATGATGGGAGCGATTACAGACGGTGTTCGAATCAAACCAATTCAGCCAGTCGATTCTAGTAAAAAACCAATTTTTACAGAAGCTAATTTCGAAGCAGCTAAAAACGCTAAAGCTACAATCGAACAAATCAAATCAAAATACGAATTATCAAAAGAATTAGAAACTAAATATTTGGAATATGCAAAATAATGAACAACGCTCGGAAGGTTGGCACCTACAACGCCATGGAAAATTTACAGCTAGTGAAATCCATAAATTAATGGGGATAAAAGGATTAGGTGAAACAGGAAAATCCTATGCTATTGATAAAGCAATCGAACAGCTTTATGGAGATACAGAAGAAAGTTTCATTTCGTACGATATGCAACGTGGTATTGAACTGGAGCCTTTAGCCTTCGCAAAGTTTAAAGAATTAAAATCACTTGAATTTATAGACGTTCATAATTGTAGTTTTTTTGAACATGACGAAAACTCAGGCGCATCTCCAGACGGATTAGTTGGAACAGATGCAATTTTAGAAATAAAATGCCCTAAAAACAGTACGTTTTTTAGACTAGTGGCAGAAGAAGAAATTTCAAAACCATATTACTATCAAATGCAAATGCAGATGATGTGTACGGGAAGAAAAAAAGCCTATTTCTTTAACTATATAGTAATCGATGGAACCGAATTTTATCACACTATCGAATTAGAAGCAGATGAAGAAGTTCAAGAACTAATGAAATCGAGAATTGAACAAGCAGTAGAAATTAAAAATGAGTATATTAATAAATTAAAACAAAACAAACAATGGAAGTAGTAGGAATTATCAAAAAAGTTCAAGGAATCGAAGAAAATGGAACGTTTAAAAGTAGAAGCGTTGTAGTAACAACTGAGGAACAATACCCGCAGCATATTTCCGTTCAATTCGTTCAAGATAAAGTTGGATTGCTAGATGCATTTTCAGAAGGTCAAAAAGTAAAAGTCGCAATTAATTTACGTGGCCGAGAATGGGTAAATCCTCAAGGCGAATCGGTTTACTTTAATACGATTCAAGGCTGGAAAATAGAAGCAGCTTTTTAGAAATTCAAAAGCCCGATTATACAATCAAGTTAATCGGGCTTTTTTATCAGAATTAAAAAAAAATAGAAACTTTGTAAATGTAATTAAAATTATTTATATATCCACTTAAATTTTTTATAAGTTTTACTATTTCCTTTTAAACAACTGCTTATATTCCCTATATGATATTGCAATTCTCTTCTTATATCCATTAAACAATTCCATTCTCTAATAAAATTATCATCTAAATCATATTGTAATACTTTTACACTTTTGGGATGATTTTCAGAAAAAAAACCTTTCCTATTGCTTACTCTGCCTTTTCTACCTTTTTTTATATTTATTTCATCACTATATTTTCGCCCAGTATTAGCTAATGAAATTTTATTTTTTGTTTCTTGTGTATGTTTTTTACCAAGCCAATGAGTGTTTCCTGTTGATGCTATTACCATTTTTAATAAAGTTTCTTCTGATACTTTACCACTTTTATCATTTGTTTTTGTTAATCTACAATTTAACCCTTTTTTACTGATACATTCAAAAAAATCTTGGTAATATCTTTCTTTTACATTTAATTCACTTTCATCACATATACAAATTATTTCAAATATATGATTATTTACACCGTGTTTTAAAAAAGACCTATATAATCTAGTCTGTCCACTATTTTTTTGGTACATTTTTTTATAGCTTTTAAATCTTTTTTCTATATCCACACTCTGCCCAATATAAATTCTATTTGTTGGACTAGTTATTTTATAAATTCCAATCATAAGCCTAAAAATAAAAATAATAATGCGTTAAAAATATGGGTAATTCGTGCGATTTGCCCAAAATCTTTAGAGTGAAGAAAAGCCTCCACTGCTTTCGGAGCATGCTGATAGCCGTTTCTATGATGCCACGAATCTGTTCCACTAGGGCTTCTCAGACTTTCAACGCAAACTCCCATATAATCCTTGCTGTTTTTATGATGTACGTGATGAGTATAAATATACCTATGTTTGCATTTGCTCCAATCTACAGCCTCGTGCGCCATTAATAAAGGCAGATCTGTAACCTTCGCACCATCTCCATGTGTAGTTCCTATTAAATTATTTCCATAAGTAAAATATTTCCTGTGCGAAATACTACAATCGAAAGTAATATTTTCAGAATTCTTAAAATACGTCTGAATTACTTGGGCTAAGAAGTACCCGTTTGTGTAATCGTGATTTGAAGGATTAAAAACGAAATGAACATCTGCGATAGGAAGTAGCATTTCGATAATATTCGTGTATAAATTTTTAGCGATTAAAAAATTACTATGCCACATTCCGTCAGTATCTTGCGGTGTTCCACTAGTTGTAGTTCGTTGAGGATTATCAATGTGTAAAATATCGTTTCCACCGATAAAAACTATTTTATCAATAGAGAAAGACGACACCTTGTTTAATATTCCAATCACACCACTCAATACACGCTGAACTGCTATTTGATTATCGTAACTCTCTCCAGATTCGAAAGCCGAAGCCAGTTTTCCGATATGAATATCAGCTGGGTCAATTATTAGCAAGTAGCTTTCTTTATTCTTAACTCTTTCTAGCTTTACAAACTTTGGCGAATACTCTTGCAAGTCTTTTATTAATTCAGATTTTAGATCTGAGATTTTAGTCAATTCTTGTTCGACGTAATTAGGATTTTTTACGAAAAGTGAAGCCTCTTTGTTCTTAATCCACATATGTTTTACGCTAGTATTATCCACATCTAATGAATTAGTTGCGTCATACGTTCCTTCGTATTCGTCAAGAAGCCTTTTTCTGTTTCGATTTATGTACTTCGCTAATGCTTCAGTTTGATTAGAAGTAAATTCAATATCATGTTTTTTAAATATTGACTTTGCTAGTTCACTTTGGTTTATTTCTTTGTTTTCTTGTAATGATTCGAGTAAATCATTATCATAAATCGACCATTTTGACATATATTTTTATGTTAAGTTATAAAAAAAGCCATAGATTAACTATGGCCCAAAATAATTATTAAGTAAATTATTTTAAAATTATTGCGCCACCTATAAATCCGACACCGATTTTAAATAAATTCGTGTCATACCATTTTTTTTTCGGTGTATTCTCGATATGCTTAATGTCCTCTGTTTTAATAAGTACGTTTGAGTGTATTATATCAACTGTTTCGGTTTCTTTTCCTAGAAACCATTTTCGCTTTTTACCAGTGATTACAGTAACAGTGTCTGGAACTACTATGTTTGATAATTTAATCCCCTTTTGAGTAGTGATATAGTCGAGTGAGTAGCTTTTATTTTTTACGTTTCCAACTCTTCTGAAATTACACTTAACACTGTCTTTATAAACTATCTTTATAGTGTCAATTCTTAATACTTCCTGTATTTTTGTCACCGTTTTTACTTCCGAGAATTTATTTGCCAACTCTTTATCCTTTTCGGATAGAGATTTATTCAGCTGTTCGTTTTCGAAAAGCAAACTTTTATTCGAAGCAACAAGCGTTCCGTCTTTCAATTTGTAATTCGTTAATTCACTCTGTAGTGCTTCAACGTTTTTCTTTTGGATTTTCTCGTTGTAGGTTTTCGTAACGATTACGGAAGCCAGTACCAATACTGACAATATCCAAGCCCACGATTTTTTTAAAAATTCTTTCATAATGTTCTAAAATTTAGTTCTGCGTTTTTTAATTTAATATGATAGCCCTTTTCTTTGTAGTTGGGCCCATTGTAATACTTTGCAAATGTATTCCAGTCTTTATTTTTTAAGGCTCTAAATATTCTCACATCTGTAGCTATAAATCGAAGCCCAAGCCATAGTTGATTCTTTTCTGATTTCTTTGCGAAGTCAACCATTTCCCCAACAGAGTCAAATCCTAGTCGCTTCCAGTGTAATCCCATTACTTGCATAGAACCCCAAGATGTAGATTCCATTGCTTTATTAGGATTCTTTGCGAAAGCCTTATTAAAAGCCAACCACTCTGCTTCTTGTCCTTCGACACCGTTTTTTACAAATAGCCTAGTTAATCTTTTAAACCAAGACGGCTCGAATTGAATTTTTATTTTACCAGTCTTTTTATCAAAACCAGATCCCCCACTTTCAACTAGCTGAATTGCTTTTATTGAAGGTTTTGGGATTCCGAAAGTAATAGAAAGATTTTTAAACTCGTTTTCTGTTATCATGGTTTCATAAATAGTTTCTGAAGGAATATCCAACACAGTTGAAAAACGGCACCACCTGCGAAAGCTAAAGCTGAAAACTTCGCTAGGTAAACTTTTTCACGAGTTAAAAGATTTTCCAAATCGGCATCGATTCGAGATACTTTCTCAACAAGCCCTTCCTGTTTTGTTTTTGGGTCAGATTCTAAATAGTATAGAATCCTATCGACTTTTTGATTCAAATCTTTAAACTCGGTATTCATTAATTTTCTTCTTTTAGGAATACATTAATTGCGTTCATAATTCCCGAAATACCAACTCTGCAAATTAATATTTCCATGCTATTTTCGGCATAACCTAAAGCCAAAAGCATTACAACGGCAGTGTCCGAAAGTATAGAAACTGCGTTTTTCGTTTTACTGAACCATGTAGGTTTTTTTCTTCTCATTTTGTAAAGATATAAATTTTTTTTATTAAAATAAACAATCGTATGAATTAGATACATAACCTGAATTATCAATATTCAAGTTTGATGTATTTCCACTTACTGAATCATAAAAAAGATACCAGTAATTATTTCCATTAAAAGCAGTTGTCAAACTTGAATTAGTAAAAAATCTCCCAGTACTAATTTGTTGATAAACTATCGTGGGCCAGTCTCCAAATTTTGAACATTCTGTTGAAGCAAGTAAACCTCCACTTGTTCTATTATATTGAATATAAGGAAGTCCGCTCACCCAAACGCTTCTAGGAACTAACTGATTGTTAGCATAAGCACTCATTGCGCTAGAACTCAAATTGTATTTAGTCAGTGCGTCGTTCTTCGTCATACATTGATTCGAAGTAACGGCAGACTGCCCAGAATTTAGGGAAAACCCTAAAGACTGCGCAGCTGTAAAAGTTACCATTTGATTTGATGCTTGGCCAAATGTAAATACCGAAAATAATATTAAAAAGTATTTCATTATTTCTCTAATTGTTTAATTCTATTTTCCAAATCTTTGATTTTCTGAACTAGGATTTCGATGTAATTAACAGAAAGAATTCCTTTATCATCTGCATTTACTTGGTCAGGATTTTCTTTCTGAACCTCTTGCGCTACATATCCAATATGAATTTTATCATCTCTTTTATCTTTCCACTTGTATTTAATTACGTCGCCATCTCTTGAAATAATATCCTTTAAACGTAAATCAGAACTCTGAAAGAATCCCGTTGCTGTAACTGAACCATAAAAAACAGCACTTTGGTCGCCTTTAAAATCAGCAACATTAACAGGAGCAGCATTACCAGTTCCACCACCATAAGCTCTTATTCTTAAAGCATTTGTTGCTGCGGCACCAGCGGTTACTGTAGCATCAATTCCAATCCATCTATTTGCATTTGAATTTCCACTATTTAAATCTGGACCAGTTCCGTATTTTATAAGATTATCAAAATTTCCATCATATCCGCTTGATGTTATTTTTGCTATTGAACCGTTGGAATATATTTTCATACGTTCATTAATAGTACCAGCTCCAGCAGCTGTTGCAAAAGATAAAAATGTATTTGTATCTGAATTATCAATTCCAAATCTTACTTCGGCTCTGTTATTTCCATTTCCTGTAGAATATTCGCTTCCGATAAATCGGTATTGTCCAGGAGAAGCTTGAAGTGAATTTAATTTTATATTCCCAGAGTTTATTGTTAGTTTTTCACTTGGAGACGTTTCTGAAATCCCTACATTTCCGTCACCTCTAATGTAAAAAGCAGTTGAATTGTCAGCTTTAACAACGTTTAAAGCTGCACTTCCAGTGCCTAAATCTCCACCTCTTAAATAAGTTCCATATTGTCCTCCAGCAACATATAATTTATATGAACTTGTAGATGTTACTCCTATACCTACATCCCCATTTGAAGTAATAGCCATTTTTGTAGAGCCATTTGGATTAAAATAAATAGGTAAAGCACCAACAGTTCCGATATCTAAATTTGAACTACCTGAATTTATTTCGGCATATCTGCTTCCAGATTGTCCAAAATCAATACCTGAATAACTACTTCCGTTAATCTGTAGTTTAGCTACTCCTGTAGCAGAATTTATACCTACAATTTTATCGTAAAATCTTCCAAATATATCTGGTGAAGCTGTACCAATACCTACATTACCTGTATTTTTAATAATCATTGGTGTATACCAACTTCCTAAAGACCTATTATATATGTCAAAGTTTAAATCCTCACTTGTTGTTCCATTTCTTAAAGAAAAAGAATTTCCCCCATATACACCTTCCGATAATACATCTGACGTTCTGCTTTGATAAAATCCTGTTACACTATTATCTGAAACTTTTACACGGCCATTAACCACCAATTTTACATCTGGAGAATTAGTACCTATACCTATATTTGTTCCGTTATCATAAATAACAGAGTTTCCAATAGTTCCAGATGAAGTAAATTTAGGTAAATAGTTTAATGTTCCACTATTTCCAGTTACTGCTGTCTTTGCTCTAGCATCTGTAAAAAATAAAGCCCCATTTTCTGGAATTACAGAAGTATCTAATGTTGCCCAAGTTTTATTCCCTCGCCAATATGAACCTACTGTACCAGGTGCACTAATTGAAGGCTCTTTTGCATTTAATTGAGTTTGAATAGAACTTGTAGCATCGTTATATAAAGCCTGATTATCAGTCTGATATTTTTTATTTGTAGTTTCGGTTACTTGTGCCGTTGTGTAATCTCCAGAGTTAGCAGTTACAGCACCTTGTCTTCCAAATACCGAAGTAACTGAACTTGTTGGCGTTAATAATTCTTGCCAATCTGCTAGAGTTCCAGCTGAAGTTCCTTTAAGTATGAATGATTTATTTATGTCAGTCCTAACTGCTACATCTCCTGTCTCTGCAGTTAATGCCAACATAGCCGATTGAGAACCTACAACAAATGTATCTGTTATTGTAATAGCTGGCAACTGGCTTGATATTAATTTTCCATCACTTCCAAGTCCTGCATATCCATTAGCTGTATTTTTATTCGCTGTATTTTCTTTTAAATTTAAAGCTGTTTGAGTAGCAGTCGAGATAGGTTTATTTGCATCGCTAGTATTATCAACATTAGCCAATCCAACCATCGCTTTAGTTATCTGCTTATTTTTCCAAAGCCCCGAAGATGATTCATAAATTAATCCGTCATTATCAGTTTTTGAAGTTATTAATACGTCATGTATTTCTTCAAGTTCATATCCATTTTGAATTTTAACTTCTATCGTTCCTTGCGTAGCTGCTAAAGTTACTATTCCGACGTACACTGCGTGATTAGGTGCCACTGGTTTTGTAGTAGTATATCCACCAGCAGTAGTTGGGCTTAACCATAATACTTGCCCAGCTGTATAGGATGATGTATTTAATCCTAAAACTGTTCCTATTACTACAACGTAACCATTTGAATTGTTATTTATATCTGATTGAACAACTCCAAACGTACCAGATGAAGTAGCTTCTGCGTTTGCTTGAGCTTTTTGAATATTCGGTTTTCCACCAGTCGCTCCATTTAAATAAACAACTGTACCTTTAGTCATTGTTGTTCCAGTGCTATTTCTAACCTCTGTAATTACTCGATCTGATTGACTTAATACTGGAAATATTGTAGGATTTCCTGCCCCGTCTAGATACTGAGTTGCATCGCCAGTTGGCTGATTAAATTTGTTGTCCAAGATACTTTTTAAAATCCAGCGAACTTCGCCAGTTGTAACGTCTTGAACTAATAATCGCCCAGCTGTATTGTCTTGGGTGTTTTGTGTTATCGCAATTTTTTCGTACTCGGCTTGGCCATAAGATGCTATTGTGAATAATAGCAGAAATAGAATTTTTTTCATTTGTTTTTTTTTATTTATTTTATGAATCCTAATATTGAAACACGTTTTCCAACTGCGGTTAATCCAGTAATTGTTAAAACGTTACTTGCCTGACTCCATTCCGTAGAAAGTTTAAAACCTCTTTCGACGTGAATCATTGCTACAACTACTCCATCTGGAAGGTTGAATGTTTCCGTTCCTTGAGACAAAACTTCTGAATTATAAATTTCTTGAAATCCTAAAGTATCTGGCTTGTTCTTAATGTAGTCGTCTTGAGTATTATCGTTTTGATTCCAGTCTGGCTGAACGTTTTGTTCTGCGTTTTCTTGAATATTCGATAATTTTACTTGTTCATCGTCAGTAAAATTATTGTCAGACAATCCCTTTCCAAGTTCTTTATCGACTTTATTTTGATATAGTTCGCTGAAGTTATCATTCGTTTCTATAAATGATTGTCTTAAAGAATCCCCTAATCCATCATTTGGTTGCGATACGTTTATAAATTGTTGTGCCATCTTAATACCAAGGGATTACTTTATTGTCTTCAATATCTGTTGAATTTACCCACTCATTAATAGAAATTGTTTTCATATAATCGTAAAAGTTCAACTCAACGTTTGTTCCTAGCTGTTTATACCTTCCGATTAATACAGAAACCTCTTTTAAATCAACGTTTCCTTCTTTGTAGATTCCGTTGTTTGACGTTTTATAACCACCGAAAGCCATATAGTTAGTACATGCGAAGTATGTTAACATATCCACGATGTAATTATCATAAATAGTTTTATAAACTCCGTCTAGTGTTCCAGCAATATAATCTTCATCAATTTTATTGTACAATGCTAGTCCAAGAACTCTTTTCAAATCGGTAGTTTGAGCCGTATAAATATGAGGCTTTAAACTATCTGCGTCAATATTCCCACTGAAAGCAGTTAATGCTGGAATATCATTCGAATTTAACCATAATGTTGTCATAATTAACTATTTTCAAGTTTAGTTTCTTCTTCGAAATCTTTAAAATCCAATTTTATTTCTGCGTCAATCAATTTAAAAATAGATTCTAGGCCATTTATGATTACTTTTCTCATTGGATTGATATGTCTTCTGTATAGTCCTTTAGTTGCTACTGCTATTTCATCTGCATTAGAACTAAATCCACTTCCAGTGTTAGAACCTGCGAACAAGATAGGTGGAGCTGAATGCGCCACGATTAACTTTCTTTCAGCCTCTTCAGAGTAAAATACATTTTGTTGATTTAATTCAGGTGGGTGTAATTGGTCAACTACAACTGCACTCTCTGCGCTTTCGTTGAATGAAACTATTACTTTCGCTTGATTATCTGTTCCAACGTAATTGTCTCGAACTTTTTTCGCTTCTTGTCTAGCCAATTCTGGTGTAGCTTGACGACCATTGTTGTAATTGATTACAGTTAATGCTCCTAAAGCATTTTTGAAATGGTTTTTTCCACCATTAGCAAGTTCGCCTTCGACTTGGGCCCAAGGAATTCCACTCAAATAGTCTGGAATAGGAAAAAATGGCTCTGCAGTTGCACGTCTTACAACTAATATTTCAAGGTTTTCTTCTTTATAAGTTCCGTCAAATTTAGGATAGAATGTAGGTCTGTATACAAAATTGTTTTTCCAATCCCAAGAATACCAATATCCATTTACTTCAATAGATTCTTGGTCATAATTAACGGCTAATTTGTAAATCGGTATGTACTCGATTCTTAATGGAACTTTCGCCATACTCCAAATAACTTGACAAGCGAATCCACCATAAATCTTATAGTCTTGAACAATTAGAAGAACATCGGAATCTGAAATGTATTGGCTTATGTTCTCGCCATTAATATCAATTAAACCTTCGCCATAAACGTAGTTCACGAAAGCATTAATAATACTTGAATTAGTAGGGGAATCGTCATATGCATTTCGATACGTGTCGAAATTTACATTATGAACTCCGTTAGTAATCCATCGACGACCAAAAACGGGCTTCACGTCGATAGGCTGAAAGGCACTCATCTTCACGTCTGCCGAAAATACATGTGTATCTTTATTTGTAGTCAAATCTTGTTTTCGTCTGGCTGCCATATTCGTAATTTTGTATGTTTGTTCCTTGTTCTAAAATTAAAAGTTTACCTCTATAAATTACATTTAATCCGTTTTTCAATTCTATCTCATATTTATTTTGAGATTTGAAATCACTAGGCTCTGAAAGAATTTTTATGTTCAATTTATCCGTAATCGTGAAAGATATTTCTGGATTAATTTCAACATCAGTTATTTCATTGCGTAAATTTAAGATTAAATTATCAATTAACGACGGAAAAACTCTAGGAATTAATGAAAAAGTTAGTTCTGTTTCTAAAAATAATACTTTCATAGTTGAAATTTATAAAAAAAGCCAGCATAATAACTGGCTTTTTAATTATTTATTTAGATAGAATTACACGTATGCTTTCAAAGCAGTAGCGTATTCAGTTAATCCAGCACCTGTAAGCAAGTATTTTCTTGAAAAATCTGGCTCCATTGTGTTGAAAGTAACAGTGTACCCGTTAAGGTCTCCAATTGTTCCTCCAGTGTCAGAGTCAGCAGTAACTGCCAATGCTCCTAATTGAGAACCTGCCGCAACAATAGTTCCGTCTTTTTTCTCTAGGAATAAAACAACCTCACCTTTTAACATTTCTTCAACTTGTTTGTTCAATGCCAAATCCTCTCCAGATCCAACGTTGAAAATACAAGAGATGTTACCAGTCACCCCAGTAGAGCGATTGTCTCCACCTGAAACTCCGTTTTCTAAAAATTTAGTTGCGGTGTTTTTTAATTCAAATCTAGCGATAGTGTTTGCTTCGTAAGGAATTGTCACAACTCCTGCGTCAGTGGTCACTACTCTATTCAATGAATCGTATGGAGCAATACCAATAGCTGTAATTCCAGCCATTTTAGAAACGCATGCTAGCTTTCTACTTTTTGTTAGTGTTACACAACTCATAATTATTTTTTATTTTTTAAAAGCCCCTAATTAAAGGGGCTTTGATTATTACTATCCTCCGTAAAGAGTGATGTATCTTTGGTTTGTTACCCAAGTAGATAATGCTTGTACATTTTTAATGTACATTAAATCTGCTCCGTTCGCCATTTTACCTGTTTCCAAGATATTCATATCTGAAACTAAATCCATAAGGATTAATAAATAAATAGCTGGTGAAGCGATTCTGAATCCTACTAATGGTTTGAATTTAACTTCAATTCCGTTGTAGTATGCTTTCTCATTTGCTCCAGTTCCTTCAAATAAGAAGTTTTGATTTGAAGCTGCTCCAACAGAGTTGTTAGCGATTTTCATCAACTGCTTGTCTCCTAGTGGAGCGTAAATGATAACTGGGTGTAAAGTATCGTTCAATACTTTTGGGTCGATAGTAGCGAAGATTTTAGCGTACTCTGCTGCAATACTTGAAGCAGTTACTGCTGAAATACTCAATACTTTTTTGTAATCTCCTAATCCAGCACCTGGTGTAGCTTTAGATTGAGAAGCGTTGTACAAAATAGTAGCTGGGAATGAATTAATCAAGTTAGTTGGCATTGCCGCTGCTAAAGTTTGCGCTCCTGCAGAGATTGAACCTTGTCCAGCTCCAGGTGTTAAAGCTGCAATAGCAGTTTTTTGAGCTGAAGTTGCTCCGTCCCAAATCATTGATTCCATTGCGCTAGAGATAGCTGGAGAAACGTATTGAAGAACTGCGTTATCAAACTCAGAAGAAACCAAGTTGAAAGCACCTTGCGCCATTGATTTCTCAAAGCGAGTATCTAATAATACGTTGTTATCAACTGTATCTGAAAACTCAACTTTCGTAAGGTTTACAGCAGATCTCTGTGTTGATAAATCGATTGTTCCGTCTGTAGTAACAGGACCACTAGTGTAAGCCTTTGCTGCAACAGTCACTTTACTTTCGTAAACTTCAGTACCAGATTTGTGGTTTTCTTGAATGTTTACATCTCTATCTCTGAATGTTCCCCAATCAGCATAGATTTCAGATTGAATTTCTTGAATCTGACTTTGTGGTAATTTAGTACCAGAAAATGTTATTGACATAATTTAATTTTATTTGTTGTTTTTAATAAGTTCGATTTCTGCATTTAAAAATTCAATCTCTTCTTGAGTTAAAATTCCTTTGCAATGTTCTTCAACGCTTTTCCCTTTAGGAATAGATGCTAAAAAATCTGCGTAAGAAACTCCCGAATCAAATGGATTTAAAAATTTGCTTTCTTTTTTTTCTTTTACTTCTGCCATGACTATCGTTTGTTTTCTCGGTTAAATTTTAGTTTCTCGAAATTAGTCATTTCTGCGTAACTTTTAGAAACTTCCTTCGGAGTGTTTTTAATAGGTGCTGCAGCTGGCGTTTGTTTTGCCATTTTAGTCAAATCCGTTTCAGCCTTTACCTTGTCGGCTTCTGCTTTCGCTAGTTGTTCTTTCAAGTCAGCGTTCTCTGCTTTCAGAGAATCAATTTCTGCTTGTAAGTCTGCTGAAGCACTGTCCTCTTGCCCCGTTGCCTCTCCACTTAAATCTTCAACGTCAGCTGCTGCTGGCTCTGAAGCTACATCTTCTGGAGTTTCGGCTTCCTTGGTAGCATCTTCAATAGGTAAGATTGCGCCCATATCGTCAGTTTTATAGGTAACACCTTCGTATTCAAACTCAGCGTTTGCTACTGGATTACCATCTGCATCATTAACGATAGCACCTTCAATTAATTCGCCCGATACAAAGTAAGATTTGTCACCGACTGAAATTTCTTTTTGTTCTCCTGCCATATCCACCGTTTGTTCGGCTTCATCTGCAGAGAAAACTTGTTTAATTGCCTCAATTACGGCATCTAGTTTGCTCATGTTTACTTTATTAGTTAATTGTTCTTTATGTAAAAGACTAGCTTCAATTGAAAGCCCATCTATTTTACCTGTTTTAATGTAATCATTCCAAACTGATTCATTATCTATTTTATGGCCCATCATCCAAGTTCCGTTTGGAACATTAAAGCCCATCTCTTTAGATTTATCAATTTCGTTGTTTTGTACAATCCAAGATTCGAAAGGAAAAACACCTTCAACGTTATTGTCTGAATGGTCAAGATTAGTTGAGAAATTACCTTTATTTCTGAAGTAATTCTGTTGAAGTTTCTCAATAGTTTCCGCAGTATAAAAAACATTCGCTGGTTCTCCTTGAATGTTATTTCTGAAAATCATCTTATTAGGAATCATTGCAGGAGCATAAACAATTCTTTTTTCTTCATTAGAAAAATACATTTTTTCTTCAGAAGAAAACTTCATTAAAGTGGTTTCAACAGCTGGATTCTTTACAAGACTAACTTTAAAAACTCCGATTCCACCTTCAGGATAAATTAATTCATAGGTTTTCATGCTGTAAATATATAAAATTCTTTTTTAATTAAAAACTATTTGCGCTTATTTTTTTTCTGTCTAATGCTTGAGCAGTTGTTACTTCCGTAGAAACTACAAAAGCCTGAACTGGTGGCTGTGCGTTTGTATTTGCCGCAATAGTTGTAGCGATATTATTTTCGGCACTCGCTTGAAACTGAACTTGCGGAGCTGCAGAAGCTACAGAAGGAACACTTGGAGCCGCAGATGCACCACCACCAGAAGCAGAAGCTGAGCCACCTTGAAGAACCTTTTTTGCGTTCGCTACATTTTTAGCAATAAGGGCTGTTGAACCAACTAACGAAGCTGCAGTAACTAATGGGCCCACTACTGGAGCAGCTGGACCAGCTATTGCTGCGGCTTCTTTACCAGCTTGTAATGCCATTGGAATTGCTTTCGAAATAGCAACTGCACTATCTGCAGCGATTTGTGCTAATGCAATACCTTTTCTAATTCCATCGTTTGTTTTTGATTTCTTTAGTCCTAATTCTTCAAGCGAATCTACAAGGCTCAATCCGTTTTGAGTTATCGAAGCAATTGCATCTTGAATATTCTTTTCGTTCTGAATTTTGTCTGCTGCTATTTTTTCATCACGTTGTTTTTTTTCAGCAGTTCTTTCTTTAGATTTATCACTTTCAGATGCCCAGTAATCTAAATCATCTTGAATTGCTTTTTCTTTTGCCTTTTTTTCTAAATCATATTGTTCATTTTGAAACTTTAAATTGACATCATTTTTTTCGTTCATAATGGCCAAATCTATTTCAGATGTGTCCTTATTATATTTTTTTAATAAATCAAGTTGAGCCTTATATTTATCATCAATCATTTTTAGCTCAGCTTGTTGAGCTGTCATTGCCCCTAATTCATTTTGCTTTTTTGCTTCATCTTGATATTGTTTTATGTTTTTTAAATCCTCAGCTTTTTGTCTTTTAGCATCTTCAATAGCTTTTTTTCTAGCTGCTTCGGCTTGTTCTGCTGCTTTCTCTGCTGCATCTTTAGCAATTTTTCTTTTCTCATCTCCACGAGAATATTCAATTGCGGCCAATTCTCTGTTTAATCTTTTCGCTAAAGCAGTCTGGTCAGCTCCATCTTCTTTTATAGCCTCGTTATATGCGTTTTTAGCTTCGATTTTCTTTTTAGTGAATTCGTCTAATTGGTCGCCATGTTCAGCTAGGAATTTTTTATTTAAAGCTATCGACGCATCTGCATTTGCTTTCAGTCTTTCAGTCGCTCTGTCAGCCTCTGAAGTAATACCGATAAAATCAGTTACTGAATTTACTATGCTCATAATAGTGTCGCCAACTTCTGCTAGTCCAGGAACTACTTTGAGAACTACTTTTTTGATTTCGTCAAAATTATTTATAATCAATCCCAACGCAACTACTAAAGCCCCTACACCTGTTCCGATTATTGCAGCCTTTAATCCTTTAAAGGATTTTGAAGTGGTATCTACACCTGCTCCAAATAATTTCATTACAGATCCAGCAACAACCGTGGCTGCATTGTTTAAATTCTGAACGATAGTACTTTGAGAAATTACAGATTTTAATAACTTCCATTGGTCACCTAATTCCGAAAGGTTCGTAATAGATTCCGAGAAAGCCATCGCAGCTTGAACCTTTAAAAGAGTTTCTTGTGTCTTTTGAGATTGGTCACCAAATAAAGCCATTCCAGAAACTAAAGCCGTTGTTGCATTAGTCGCTAATTGTGTAGCTGCTCCAAGTGCTTTGAATTTTTGGTCAGGATTAAATTTATCAACCAAATCTTTAGCGAATCCCATTTGGTCTTTTAACTCTGCTACCTTTTTAGCTGCTTGTACAGCTTCTTTTGATGACTCGCCATAAATAGCCGACATCTTCATTAAGTCCTGAGTTGCTTCCCTTATTTGAGTTCTGAATGATTTATATCCTTGCTCCGAATTATCAACTTGTGTATCATTCTTTTTCTGAGCATCTGTTACATCTTCAGTAGCATTAACCAACACATTAACCTCTTTTGCGGTTTCGTTTGCATTAGTCTGATAATTTAATACAATTTTTTGTTCAATATTATTGCTTTCGTCAGCCATTTTAGAAGTTTAATAGTGTTAATTTGGTTTTGCCCGTTGTTATATCAATCGTTGCGTCTAGTATAGTGAATAAATTTTCTGCTATTATTATGTCATTCTGTAATCTAAAGCCCGTTGGTGTTTCGCCTTGGCCTTGAAAACTATTGGAATCATTCAAATAGATTTCGTTAGATGGTAAAATTAAAGAATATTCTTGAGACAATACGTTTGGATTTAACAATCTTGTTGTTTGAGCCGAATAATACTTTGAATACAATGATTTGTCATAGACTATATCTTGAAATTTTAAATTTGAGAAAGCTAAAGAATTCAAATTTTTATTCCAAGGCAATACCTTCATATAATTTCTTAATGGAGAGTTCAATAGTTTTCCAGCTGTATTATTATTCTGAACTCCTAGAACGCTTGAAATAGAAGTGTTTCCGTAATTATAGAAAATAGTTAGTTCGCCATAGTTTGGTGTATATCTAGCCTCTCCATCTGGAAGTATTTCAGGTGATGAATTATCAAATCCATAATAAGTAACTACATCGCTTGTTCCTGTTAAAATAACTGGGACCATTAAAGTGAATATTGTCTGAACTACAAATTCTCTAGGATTCGATGGCTTTACTAAAGGATTAACTGCTTGTCCATATTCAAATCCAGTCTGACTTAAATAATCCAAATTGCTTTTATATTTAGATTCAGCATGTTTGAAATTATAGTAATTATAATCACTAGCCGTTGACTTTTTAAAGTCGTTTGCATTTACATAAGTAGTGTAATCTAGTACTGATTTTGAATATGCTTTCTTCGTGCTTTGAATATCCTCAGGTGTAAGCCAATAAAGATTCTCATCATTCGGTGAAGTGTCGAAAACAGATATGTTAAACATCTTGAAATAAGAAGTTAAGAAATCAATCACTTTTATTTTAGGCAATGTCTTGAATAAATCGATGTTTGTTGCTAAAACATAAACTGCATTGTTGTTTATTTTAGATTCATATTGATATGTAGCATATCTTTTAGAATTAAAT